AGTGTCTTCATTTTATTTTCCTTTATTCTAGAATTTGGTCTACAAGACCGTACTTCAAGCACTGCTTTGCGTCAAAATAGATATCTTTCTTAAGGATATCTTTTAACAGACTTTCTGGAATCTTTGTACGTTCCAGATAAATTTGCTTGATTGCTTTCATCAAGGCTTTATTATTTTCCATATCATCTACTAATTCTTCAAACTTACCTACCATACCAGAAGAAAGCTGATGAATCAACATATAAGAATGCTTATTAATAGAACGCTTATGTGCCATTACTGAAATGAGTGTAGCGGCAGATGCTGCCATGCCTTCAATAATAGAATGTACGGGTGCCTTGCTTCTACGAACATAATCTACAGCAGCAAGACCGTCAAATAAGCTACCGCCGGGACTATTAATATGAAGCTTAACTTCAGGAGGTACAATATCTAATACTTGAGCAGTATGAAGCATGTCTGCTTCACTTGCACGAAGTGCTTGATTTAAATCGAGAATAGAACCTTTATTAACTTCAGTATAAAAATAGATATGCCCATCTTCATGTTCTACATCAAGAATATCTTCGTCCCTTTCTCTAGACTTACGTGTGGGAGCAGCTTCCTTTTGCTTTTCCTTATCGTTATTAAGAGTTTTGCCGAAGACCATATATCACCTAGATTTCCTTTTTTATTTCCACTTCTTGTTTTGGAGGTGGATTCTTAACTGATGGTACCATAGTTCTTCTCTTACGTACAGCTTTGTTATTTTTCTTAAAATCTGTTTCAGTTAATATAGGTTTACGAAATGCTCGTAACATACTGGTAATATCCATTTTTAGTTCTTGATCAGTATAACCAAATGGATAATTATAGTCACTAAAACCGACAGGATTCATATTTGTATCATAATATACTTCTACAATACCATAGAAATCACCAGATTTGTAAACTCTATAATCCCAATCTTTAACTTTTGCTTTTTTCATTTTTCTTCTCTGCTTTCTTCTTTTTTTCTTTTGGCAAATCCTTATCTGTTAATACAGGATACTTAAAAGCTTTCTTCATTAATTTAAAATCAAACTTTAGATCATCTACAGTTTCGCCCCACGCGGGCAAATATTTTGGACAATAGGCTACAATTTTATCATCTTTATAATAAACTTCTGTTATGCCATATTCAATATATTTTCTTCCAGTTGGACCAACACTTTTTTTTGCAATAATTCTATAATTCCAAAAAGAATCTTTTTTAGCCATTATATAACCTTTCAAAAAACTGTTAACAGTAGGCGTGTCACTACACCAAAGAGCGGGAGGAAACAGACAATATAATCTTTCAGGACTATATCTCTTGTGTGTTTCTGTCCCATCAGTTTCCTGACTTTCCTATTACCCAACCTCCTAGTACATTAAGATATATTGGAGCTTACCTAGCATCGGTTTGTCCACACAACTGATATCAGGTTTTGTTGTGCTTTCTTCGGGCAGAACATCGCATCACTCCCCGCTGTTAACGGAATTATATCACTAGCAAAGGATTTTGTCTCACTCATTAAAGATGGCTACTTCTGGGCCTACTACCTACCGCTAACAAGCAGAAAGTGGGATTTGAACCCACGACCCTCACGTTGGCAACGTGATGCTCTACCACTGAGCTATTCCTGCAAGTACCCGTGACCGGACTTGAACCAGTACGCCTTTAAGGGGCAGCAGATTTTGAGTCTGCCGTGGCTACCATTACACCACACGGGCTTATTTATTTAATTTTGAGTTTAATGCTGCTACAAGAAGACTAACTGCTTCTCCACTATACCAACCTTTTTGGTTATTACAAAACTCAATATGATAATATCCTGAACGGCTAACTTCTATAATCCAACCAATACTTGTTCCATCATAAACTAAATTGCCAATATTATATTCCATATGTTACCAGTGCGAATGAGTGGAATTGAACCACTGACCTGCGCCTTATCAAGACGCTGCTCTACCAGTTGAGCTACATTCGCTTATTCAATTTTAAGCCCTTTGCTGGATTTGAACCAGCGGTGTGCATGAGCATCTAGTTTACAAAACTAGTCCAATCGACCACTATGGGAAAAGGGCATTATTTATTTTCTTGTTCTTCTTCTAACTTCTTCATTCTTTCTTTATGTTTCTTTTTTGCTTCTTTGGTTATTGTATCATGACAACGATTACAATAAAAGAAAAAACCAATATGTGCGACAGCGTGCATATTTGGAGCATGCTGCCAGCCACAAGATTTGCAAGATTCATTATTCATATTAAATTAATTATTTTCTCTTAATACTTGTATTACTTCTTTTTTTATAATATTAACTTTAGATAATGCTTCTGAAAATAAACCTATGTTTAATGCACCTGCTTCGGATGTATTAATACCATCAAATTTCTTTTCTTTAATTATTTTCAGAACATCTTCATTTTCTAGTATTTTCCAAGACTTCTTTCTTAATTCATTTAATACATAATTAATTTTTTCTTCATCTGCTTTTAAATTACTTGGATTATAATTCATTCCTGTAATTGGGTCTTTATATTTTGTTGATACTAATTTTTCAATTATTGGTTTAAGTAACACCAAATTTTCATTTATAGAAGAATCAAATATATTAATATTATTAAACGTTACTGTATATAGAAAACCAGTATCTTTATCTTTTCCACCAGCAAAAGCGCCGCTTATCTCTTTATCATTTGAAAAAAAAGTTAATCCTCTATAAACTGATTTTAAAGAATCAAAATTTTTAAATTCATAAGGAGAACCATGAAACATTTGTTTAGGAACTTGTATTTGTTCTTTTAATTTTTTATTAGTTTTAATTTTAACTTTAATCATTATTTTAGTATTTCTAAAGCTTTTTCACTGTATTTTACTCTAATATCGTGATGTAATTTAGCATTACCATTAACGCGACGAGTAATTTCATCTAAATTCCACTCATCGGCTAATTCTAGCAATCCACGTTTTTTAAAATATTCACAAGCAATTTTAGTACTAATCTCTGGATCACATGCTAATTCAGGATTAGCAACTAAATCAATTCCTAATACTTTAGACATATTCTCATAGTTTGCTCTGCCTGTCAACTGAAGAATTCCACGACCAATAAACTTAGGTCCATCACCAACTTGTGTATTGCCTAAATTTTTTCTTCCTTCATATAAAGTACCAATTGCTTCAAAACGATTACTTGGATCCTTTTTATTATATTTGGAAGCTAATTCTTTGTCGTATCTGAGTTCTCCGCTTTCGACGCCAGCTTGTCCAAGAAATGCAGCAATCCTTCTAACGGTATTGATGCCATAGGTAGGAAAAACATTATTAAAAGCTTTAACATATAATTCTAATTTATCTTTTTTTATACTAGGATATATTTTCTTTAATTGCGTTTCCGTTATTAGCATTTTCCAGTTTTTCCTTTTTGGTATAGTAAGCATCTACTTTATATTTCTTAAGTAGTTTAAAGAAACGTTTTGGATCGATACCTAATAATCTGATAGCATCCATCTTGGTATCAGTAGCAATTATTGCATACTTTAATAACGCTTCTTTTACTATATAATTAGTGCTTTTCCATACTGGAAAACCAAAAAGCGGAAAACCTATTGCTTTATAACCTAATTCTAATTTAAGAGCTATTAATTCTTCTAATGTTAAATTATTTAATAGTATTTCAAAGTATTCATTACTTCTTTTTTCTTCTCTTAATACTTTACTAATACTGTATTTATTATACTTACTTTTTTTCATGATTGGCAATTCCTAATATAGCATAACCAGCTATATCACCCCAAGGAGATTCACCAAAAGCATCTTTTTGATTAGCTATTCTAAATAATTTATCTATTACTCTTATAATAGCAAGAGCGTCTGTATATTGTTCTGGTTTAATACCATTAGGATATAAAACGCTCAAGATTTTATGACATTCAGCAAATGAACTACCATATGCTGCATTTTTTTTATCTACTAAACTACCAATTTCTTCACCAATTTGTTTGTATGTTCTGTGGCTCATGGTGAGTCACTATAACACAATTATGGTTCTTGTGTAGTAGTTTTCTTTTTCTTATCTTTTTCTTTTTTAAAATCTACACTTTCATCAGTAAGTTTTAATCCCATTTCTAATTCAGAAACAGGCACTGACGCCGTTTCTTGAACAACAGAAATTACTTTTTCTACTTTTGGTTCTACAACTGTAACTTCTTGTTTTTGTTGTGATAATTTAAGTCTAAGTAATTTTTTACGTTTTGCTGGATTCATTTTTATATTCCTTTATAATATTTAGATTTAACTACAAATTTTAGCTAGTGTAGCTTAAAACCCATGTTCTTGGCTCTTATGCTGGTGGCGGTAATTCTGCTGATGGCTCATTTCCCCCACCGGTTGGTGGTAATTCTCCACCAGTTGTTGGTGTTGCATTCTGTAGAGAAGCGTCTTTCTTTGCCTTCTCAGCCTCATATTCAGGAGTTGTTGGTTCCGCCGGATTAGCTTCTAATTCGGTTTCGAACTTATCAAAATATAACTTAACGTTTGTAATAAGAAAATCATAAAATATTTCGCGGTCTTGTTCATTTGATAATAAAGAATATGTTTCAAGGATTTGTTTTTGAATCTTTTTAAAGGTTTCAAGAGCAAAATTTCTACCTGTTAAATCTTCACCTTCTACTGCTTGGAAAGCATCAACTGGATTTGGTTTTACTTCTTTTTTCTTATCTTTGTCAATATCGATAAACTGTGGATCTGTTTCCGGACCTGTTTTTGATTTTGTATCTTGCTCTGGTATCTCTTCGTCTTGTTCTTTTAATTCTTCGTTTCCACTTTTTGGTGCTACTGGCGGAACTAAAGATGGTACTGCTGCGCCATTTTTAGCTTTCTTGTCAGCAGCAAAATATACAGAAGCAGTAGACAAAAGATTTTGTATTGCACGAAGAATATGTGCCTTGAAAGAATGTCTTTGCGCTTGATCTGTTTTTAAATCTTTATAACCGGTTTCAATAATTGGAACAACGCTACTTAATAACTTTTCTAATGCATTAATGCCAGTAGAATTATGCTGCACGGTATCTTGCTTCTCTCTCAGCATTTTACGAATAGATTTACGTAAATTACGTTCCTCAGATAACTGAGTTTGTAATTCTACTTTTTGTTGTTTTTTAATATTACGTAAAACACTACGAATAAAGAGTCTTAATGTATCAATTTGTTCCATTTATTTTTCCACCTTTTTAGCTAATGGTGCTGAATAGCCCGTCACTGAACCACTGCTCATATTTTCTTTTTTAGAAATTTTTCTTTTTGATAATAAAAAATATTTATTAGTTTTATTTTTATATTCATTAATTATATCATAAACTATATTTTCTAGTTTTATTTGTTGATTACTAAATAAAGACAATATCATTCCAGCAGTTTTCTTTTTATCAATTGAATCTGGTAAGAATTTCATTAATGTTTTTATATCTGATGATGAAATAGCCGCCCGCATATCGGTAGCACTAATATCGCCTTTAGAATCTATAGGTTTAACCTCTACTTTAACATTTGGTCTAGCATATTTTGTTACATCTCTTTCAAAACGTGATTCATCGCCGCCTTTTGTGCTAGTTCCTAAAATGATAGTCTGTCCCGGTTGAGCAAAATCTTCACGATTATCTTTATTACCAACAAATTCGTATGCGGCACGAACTGGAGAACTAAATGGTGAATTCATTATAATTACCTTATTATCTAATTTTTCTGCCTTTAAATAAATGTCCCATATTTTTTTAGATATTTTAAAAGTTACTGGTTTACCATTTGGAAGATCTCTTGCTAACGGTGAAACCATAACTACCACTTTGTCTGCTATTTTTGCGTATTTTTTTATCATTGCAAGATGACCTTTGTGTGGAGGCTTAAAAGCACCGGGAACTACAGCAATAGTATTGCCACCTTTTGCTTCTGATAACTTTTGTAATGGTGGAACGTTACCGCGGCCATATTTAAATAAACCAAGAATTTGGTTCATTGGCGCGAAATTACCAGTAAACTTATAAGTAACACCATCATAGTCAAATACAAATCCTTCAGCGGCAGCGTCTACATTTTCAGCACTTTTTAATTTAGTCATTTGTTGTTTGAGTATAGACATAGCTTCTTCATTGCCAGAAGATTCAATAGCGCTAATCGCCTTTTGTAATTCGCTTTTTAATCTTTGTACTTCTTTGGAGTTATCAATTACAAATGCACTTTGAAGACCTTTTAACATTTCTACTGCAAAATCACTAACAATATTTTCTAAAGGTATAATTGCAGTTTTTAATATTTCTTTTCTGCTACTATCATTTAATAAATGTGTTTCAGCAAATTCTAATTCTTCAGGAGAAATTTTCTTTTTTATATCGTTTTTAGAAATTCCTTTAACACCAAGAATTTTTTTAGTAATATTCATTTTTGCTACTGGATTTAGTTTAACTTTTCCGCGCAATAAAATAGAACTAACAATTATATAAACTCTAGCAACCATATAATCATCAATAGAAGAACTTGTATTTAAAAATAAATTTTGACTTCTTAAATGACTATTGACTGAAGACAGCAAATTATTTATTTTGCTAATAGCAGTATTTAAAGGTTTTTTATCATTTAAACCTTTTAATTTTTTAATAGCATTTACCTGAACGCCATAATTATCGTGTTTTATTTTATCCTGCATATCAGAAATAATTTTTTCTAAGTTAGAAGCTATTTGAGATAAATCTCTGTTAGTTTTTTCACCTGTTTTACGATCAAATTCAAAATGTCCTGCACGATGAATTACTAATGTTTTAGTATCATAACTAATAACATTAGGAGTTCGTGGATCCATTACTTCAGCATTATAAAATATATTTGTTTCAGGACCAAATAATTCTATTTGTTCATTGTGAGACAAACTTTGTATTGCTTTTTCAAAAGCTCTTAACGCATCAGCAAAAGTTTCTTTCAAAGCTGGATTTGCACGATCCGCAAATTTTGCCGCTAATTGTTCTGGATTTAATCCGCCACCTTTAATTTCACTTTTATTTCTTACGCCTTTTGCTCTACCATCTTTTACAGAATAAGAAATCATTAAATTCTGACCGTCAGTTTTTTCTGTTCCTTCTAGTTTTCCTTCTGCTGCGGCATTAAAAATTTCTATTAATTTAGAAAAAGTTAATTCTCCATTATCATATAAATGGTTCATGTGCCCAGCAGCACCGCCTTCTAATAAAATATTATCTTCGTTCATCACTTTTTCCTTTATATTATTTTAAAATTAATGTGTTTGGTATTCTAGGCAACGAAGGAATTCTTGGTTGTTGAACTAAAGAAGTATTTATATTCATACTTTCCATAGCTTTTTTTCTTAAATTATTTAAGTAATTTGTAGTAACTGAAGGAGGAATAAATTTAGGATTAACATTAGAAAAAACATATGGCTTTAATTGCCCATAAATAATATCAAAATTATCTAATGGCTTAGAAGGCCTTAACGAAGTCGTTGGTGCAGGACTATTGGTGACTATTGTGACTTCGGGAGCAACTTCTGTAGTAGGCGGAAATAAAGCTAATATTTTTTTATATATTTCTACATTAGATTTAAATATATTTATTGTGTTAGAAAAAGGACTTTTATTTAATTCACCAATTACTAAACTATAAGAGTTTAAAGTCTTTAAAGATATAGCACCGGGAACAAATAATCTTAAAGGTAATGGCTCATTTCTTGAGTTAATAATTGATGAATCGTAATTTATAATAAACCTAGACATAATTATTTTTTAATAAAACGACGAATTAATTCTTGATATACGGCATCTTCTCTTTTATTATACATATCTTGCATTAATCGTTCTTTTTTCTTTAATAATTCTGGATATGGATGATTATCGTTTTCTGATAAATTTTCTTGTTTATTTTCTTTTTTCATATCTTTTCCTAAAACAGCGTCCATATTTTCTTTAGCATGTTTTTCAGCTTGTTTTTTAATTGATTTTTCTATTGCTTCGCCACGTTTCTTTTCATAAGGAGATAGTTCACCGTCTTTATCTAAATCTGCTTCTTCTTCATTTTCTAATTCAGAAAGTTCAGGCATTTCCATTTCTTTTTTTAATTGTTGTTTAGTAGCAGTAGCGTAAGCAATTTCTTCACCTTTTTTTGCACCATATTGTTTTTTCATAGCAGGCAACATTTTTTTTGCTTTTTCATGTGCTGCTTGAATTTGTGGTTTTTTCATTTTCTTTTCTTCAGCCATTATATTTTTCCTCTCTAATTTTTTGCCATCACACCAATCTCTAAAAATCATATTGCCACGCTCAAAGGCATCTCGTTCCATTTCTCTTAAATTTTCATCTTCAGAAGCATAAGCAGGATTGGCTGTTTTAGATAAATCTAATTTATCTGTTAACCCATCTAATTTTTGTGCATGATGTACCAATTCATGTGAAAAGGAACGCAATATATCTTTAGCGTGTCTATCGGATATAAATAAATGTATTTCTTCATTTTCTAGATCATAGTAACCAGTTTTGCCAAACATATCTTCAGCGTTTTCTTTGTCCTCTTTTAAAAATAAACGCGGAGATCTATCTAATTGGAGTTCTTTTTTTGCATAATTATAGAACTCTTTTAGATATTTCTTAAGATCTTCTTTGCTAACGTTTTCTAGTAATAGGTGCATAAAATAAAAAAACTACTTACGAGCTATGTCATAAGTAGTTTCTTAAAGCTTAAATTTCTAATTTTATTAGTATATTTGGATATGTATTACTGTTTCTTTTTTTTCTTTTTCTTCGTCTTTTTTATTAAATTCTATATATTCTTGTTGATAATTTGGGAGTTCTAAACGTTTTTCGATTGGTTGTTCTTTTTCTTTCTTCAACTTTTCAACGATAGCTGGAAGAAACATATTGACTCCTTAACGGGCATAAATACCCGTTAAAATATTTAGTATCACCAATCTTCAAACGTCTTAATGTGAGTTATACGTTCTTCTTGAATCAACATGTTTTTTGGTTCCATTTCGCCATATGATTCAGGATATTTAAAAACCCATATTTTTTTATATTTTTCTCTGCCATCATATAGATCATGCGCTTCATCATCAAGTAAAATGCCATAAGAATATACGGGTGAACCCGGTGTCAATATTTCTACTTTGACTAAAGAACCTGCTTTCATGCCATTACCATAGATTTTTTGTAATCGCTTCCAAGGGCTTCTGTGACTTTTAGATACTGATCAGGGCAATCTACCATCAATACTGCTAGGAAATCGTGCTTGGACGCAATAGACATTTTAGAAAAAACATACGAGATACGATCTAAATCTTTAGCAGATAAACTATCTGGCATTTGAATTCTTTTTTGCGTGGGGGTCATATGGTTCCTTGTAAGAAAATTTCTTTGCTTCCGAGTACTTAGCCAACTGTCTCCACAATGTAACAGTTCTCTGGCAGTCTGTCAACGCTGTATGTGCTCTGCCTTTAAACTTTATATTGAAGTGTTTGCACATACTATCCATTGAACTAGATTTCATTACACCTTCGGTAACTAAGTAAGCACCCATATGTTTTGTATCTATATAACGAGGAAACTTAGGACAATCAAAACCATAGCGCTTATAGTGTTTAGCTATAAAACGTAAATCAAAAATAAGATTTTGACCAAGCAATAATTCAGAAGTATCCCAAATATTATTTAATAAGCCAATAACTTCCGAAAATGAATGAGCATCTTCCCAATCTTTTTTATTATATCCGTTTATTTTTAAAGCTTCTGAACTAGCTGTATTAATATTAAATGGACGAATCTTATATTCAAATTCTTTTAATACTTTTAAGTCTCCACAATCTTCTTGTTCCATTTCTATTGCGGCAATTTGAATAATCTCATGCTGCGACAGATCTAAACCTGTCGTTTCAGTATCGATAACTGTAATTTTCATTTAGAATCTTTCTAGATAGAATTTCCACTCTTGGGGAATATTTTTTTCCAAGTTGTATTGTCCATCTGTTATTTCTTGTAAATACGGCAACTTAAATGGTTTCCGTGGTACTTTAAATAGTTTGAATCCAGCTTCTTTCAAACTTTTATCGCCCTTTTTTTGATTACAAGAATAGCAGCATGCAACTACATTATCCCACATAGTTTGTCCGCCAAGTTTTTTTGGAATAACGTGATCAATAGTAAAAGTAGAAAGTGATACGTGTAAATTACAATATTGGCACTTTCCTTCGTCACGGATCCAAACATTCTTGCGGGAAAATCTAACAGAATTACGTTTATTGCTGATAAACGATTTCTTAAAAACAATAACTGCTGGAATCTTTACTTGGACAGATGGGGAACGCACAAAACAATCATATTCTTCAACCACTGAAACTTTATCAGAATAAACAAGCGTGATCGCACGTTCCCAAGAAACAACTCCAAGAGGCTCATAATTAGCGGACAAAGCAAGAACTTTCATACTTAAATCTCCTGTTGTCCGATCATCATACATGAGCCTTTCCTGAACGTCAAACACTAATAATTATAACTGTATTTGGCTAACTGGCTCTTTTGTTTTAATTTTTAAATCTTTTACAAAGACTGAGTTAACATGTCCGCATTCATTACAAGCAAATATTGGAACAGGTACGTAAGTGTCTTTTCCATCCTGCATCAATAATCCAGAAACCATCTTAATAACAAATGCTTGCTTCATAACTTCACAACTGCACTTTTCACATGCAACATTTTTTGCACTTTCAACTTGTGTTTGAGTCAAACTCATATTTATCTCCTTTATAAACTCATAACTATCATACCAGCAAATGCCAATAGAAGTCCTAATATTTTATGTCCCTGTAATTCATTAGACATTATAAAAAATGCCGTGCAATACCAAGCGGCATGAAAAAAGAAAGTTTGAAATACAGATGTAACAGTAAGAGGCAATATTTTTTCTTTTAGTTGATAAGCAAATATAGAAGCACTTATAAAACTAGTCAAATAAGACCAGTACCATTCAGTATTACCAATACGTATTGATTTAGAAAGGAATGCAGCAAATATACCGTTACTTATTAGTGATATTGCAACTAAAACTATTTTAGTATTATTACTCATTTAGTTTACACATTTCATATTCTGATACAATATCTCTAATACCGTTAAGCCTTGAATATCTATGTCCAGCTTTAATGACCGACCAGTATGCTCCATTTTTAACAACTATTTTACCATATTTATCTACCTGATCTACAAGAATTCCAATTCCGCACTTTAAATTCATATATGGATCAAAAACTGTTTTTCTTGAATCGTTATCATCAAATTGAATATCTTGCACCCAATCAAAATCACAAGAAGATCGCCACATAGTATCTACATATCCTAATTGCAATAATCCTTCTGCACAAAGAGGGCGATTTGTTACTGGGTCTATTCCCATACTTGGTTGAGGAAATCTAGCTTTTGGGTTATGTCCGCTTTCATACCAAGACATTGCTGCTATTAATTGTGCCCAAACGTTTACACGCTGGTCGCGGTTTAAGTTATCGTAATTTGGACAAAAATATTTTATATCTTGTGCTTTATCTAATGAATCAAAGTTCCTATAAATTTGTTGAAACGTATGTTCACTCCATTTAACTCTATTAGGATTTTTCTTTTCCCACATCAATGGTTTCATTATTGGCGCAGGGGTAACACCCATGCTCATAAGAGCAGTTAAAAGTACAATTATTTTTTTCATTTTAGTTTATATCTCTTTGTAGGGTATTTTTGTATCGCGGTTCTGGTTTGGTAGATTTCCAGTGTGTGATACCCCAAGCCGCGTAAAAAAATAGTGAAATAGCAAACAGCATCAAAAAAATAATTTTCACTACTTCTTTATGTTTTGTCATAACTTAAATATTCTTTCAGATTTTGTTTTAATTTACAAATATTATGATAAGTATAGTCTCTTACGTCTGTTGAGTCAATACCCTTAAACCATGTTACTGTATAAAGGTTAAACGTTTCATTAAATAAGGATTTATCTATATTAGTTAATATCCCAAGCATTATGCCACCATCAACCGTATGGGCTAACAGTAATTCACCTAGCTTGTGCATTATTCCTTTAATACTGTCAAAACTTCCAGTTGATCATCATAGAAATAAAGTGGATCAGCATCTTCATCGTAAACTATTTCTACATAATAATCGCCAGTTTCGCTGTTGCCGTCAATATAAGTAACATACCCATAGATATCTAAATCTCCACGGGTACGAACAAAATCACCTACCTTTACATAACATGGTCTACGGAATGCCATAATATATAAGTAGTTGAAAAGACAATAAAAAGCCCGCCCAGAGGCGCATATCACCCAAAAGCGAGGGACAGAGGCGGGGCGGGAAATGATTCCGCGAAGCGGCCTAAAACTATTTTACCTTACTTCCAATTACTACCTTTAATCTTATCCCATGCCCAAAGCGGCACAAATAAAGAGAACAATATTAAAGCTTTTATACTATTGCTCATCGCCCAATTGGCTTCTACGAGTTTCAGCACCGTGTGGGTCGGCTTCTTTTAATAAATCTAATACTTTACGCAAAGTAGTTTGTAAAAATGCAACTTCGCCCCGATCTCCTAAATTAACAATTGTTTGCTCTAAATCTTGAGCGATTTCTTCTAACTTAGTAGCTAAATCCTCGCTTTTTTCTCCATAAGGAAAAACAGGAGCATCATCTATAGTTACATTTTTTACTTCAGAAACTTTATTTTTATATTTGCATTTGTACATGTTTTATTATACCAGCCTTATGTTTTCTCGTTTCAAGAATTTTAAAAATTGTTTTTCTACAAATTTTGGAAACGGACACATCCATAAATAGGCAGGACCAGAGAAAAGAGAAATAAAATAGTGAAGCGATTCACTATAAACCACGCCATAACGGTCGCGTTCACAGCGCAAACTCTCGCAATAACCGCGAAATTCCCAATAGGCACGCATGGTGAAAAAAGCAGGAAGTGGGAATAAGAGGTAGGAAAGGTAGAAAAGAATTCCCCATTTTTTCGCATCACGCAAATGCACCAACTCATGACGCAATATATCCGCTCCTATTTCAGTGCCAATCAATTCAGCGGGCATATAAACCTTGCCAAAGGCTGTTGTTATATAACGTGTCATGAATGTGGGATTCCAGAAACGCATTAAACCGAGATAGTAGCAAGCCCACATTAATTTGCTTTCCCCTTTTGGAATCACCGAGAAATCAGGGAATTCATCGGTTATGCTATTCACTAAATCATAAAATTTTGCTACAGGTGATGCTCGCATCTTCATGTTCCTCCATAAAAGTAATCTTATATAAGCGTTACTTATTTTCACCGTCCTTCCTGTTTTTATCGGTTAACCAAAGAACTTCATGGGGATATGCCATGTATTCTTTGCCAGTACTCAAGCTATGCACCATGTACCAAGTATTTTCAAGTAAACCAACGTTTTTATCAATAACAATGGCAAGGTCTTGTTTACGCTTTATGATATTAACTCGCACAAGCGCACCAATTGGTATATGAGAATTTACTGGATTATATTTGTTGCCCATATATTAATTAGTTAGCCGCGCACTAATTCTAGTTCATATGGGAACGCAATTACGATTTTATTTTCCCGCATGGAGAAAACAGCGTAATAAAACTCTATTTCTGTATAGACGATATCACTTACAACTATCCCCATCCCACCGTCACCATTTTCTATATTTAAATAAACAAGATCACCTATTTTAAAATCTATTAGTTTTTTATTCACCGTCCTTTCCTCGGCTTAATACTTCTACCTCATAAGCATAACGATATGTTTTTGGTGGTCCTACCCCATCAACAAATTGCATGCCATAAACAATTCCAGCATTGAATTCATTGTCAACATCAGTTCTGTTCCATTCACTTGTGGTAATTTTATCTAGAATAATTCCAAGACGTTTTGTGCCTTTGTCTCTTATTAAAGCACCAATTGGAATTGGTTTATTATACTTTATCATTTAAAACCTCAAACTCATGGTCAAACATCATCATACGAGTTTCTAATTCCATCAAATAGATAGTATAACCGATTTTTTTATTGTTGCCGTGCCAAATGCGTTCCACAACGATGCCAAGATAGCGCCTTGCGCCATGCACCCTTATACGCACTAGCGAGCCTATAGAAATGCTCTTTTCGTTGAACGTGTCCAAGATGCCTTGTCCTCGATAAATCGCTTGTACGCAAAGCTACGGCCTTTCCAATGCAAATAAAATAGGGTTGCTAACAATAATTAGCAACCCCATGAGGATTCGGCAATATGATGGGTTTTAAATACCCATTTTATGACGAGTTTTTAAATAAAGTTCACGTAACAATCCTACCGTTTTTTCATCTGTTAGCGATGAATCATCCCGATCAGCCCAATGCACCCTATATGTAATCATAGTATCGCTACCTTGCATATAAATTTTTACGTCTGTTATCATTCCAAGAATATTTTTATATTCCTTGTCATATTGATCTTTTACCGCCTTACACATAACGGTATCGCCAATCTTATATTTAGGAGTGATTTTCATAAATTTTTTCCGAGGATTTTTTTACTATACCCCAAGTTTGCCGCTTTTTCAACCCCTATTAAAAAACGAAAAATTCCCATTTTTGGTCGGGGATTCATTTAAGACCTTAGCCCAAATCCCCAATGATTTCAACCACTTGGGAGACTTAGATTCCGTACCCCAGCCCCATACTACGGGGGGGAGGGGGAGTCCCCCCCACAGTTAAACCCAAAC